GGACTAGCAGCACGAAGTCAGGCGTAACGCCGATGCAGTGCAAGGGCAGATGTAACGGAATCGTCGGTGTCAATGTCGTTATCCGTCGTTACGCAGCCCACGGTGTTCCGGCATCGAAACCAAACCGGCATCACAAGCAAGGGCATTGCTGTGACTGCTACGCGAGCAGAATACCAGTGAGTAAGAGGCGGATGATCGGAAGGCACCGAAAGAATCCGTTGCACGATAAGCCGAGTGAGTAAGGTCAATCGCCAATTGATCTAGGGATTCGGAAAACAGTGCCTTTGACTTGTGGTGAATGCGCAGGCTGATGCGCCATTATAGCTAAGCCGGAGATCAGCACCGGCCACCACAACCAATCCGCTCACCCTGCGGTCGCTCGGTCAGAATCAACACTGACCATTTCCCCGCTCACGCGGGGATTTTTTTGTGGTATATTTAACTAACCGAGAACAACCAATAGGATTCTCATCATGGAAACAATCATTCACTTAGCCGTATACGGCGTTCTCATCTTCCTCGCAGGCATCTGCTTCTCACTTGGCTGGCAGGTGGTAGCATGAGCGATGAAACAAAATCAAGTTTTTCAAGTCATGGTGGCGCTCGCCCTAACGCTGGACGAAAGAAAGGCGTGCCAACTCAGGTTACCCAAGACATTCGCCAGATGATTAAGGATTCGCTCGAAGGTGTTGGCGGAACTGATTACTTGATGCGCCAAGCACAAGACAATCCAGTCGCCTTCATGGGCTTAATCGGAAAGATCATCCCGAAAGAAGTCGAGGCGCATGTGACTGGCGAAATTAGCTGGCCAGTGCCAAAGGGTAAATTGGGTTGAGCTACGAGCCGCGTGCCGCATTCATGCCGCTGCATGAGCGTGACAACCGATGGTCAGTGATCGTCGCGCATCGTCGCGCCGGTAAGACCGTTAGCTGTATTAACGACCTGTTGACGCAGGCGCTAAGCACGCAGAAAGAAAATGCTCGTTACGCCTATATTGCACCGTACTACTCGCAAGCCAAGCAAATCGCATGGGACTACCTAAAACGATACGGACGCGCCGTTGCAACGAAAGTATCTGAGTCGGAACTATCCATTGATTTGATTAACGGAGCGCGTATACGGCTATTTGGCGCGGATAACGCCGATGCTTTGCGCGGCATGTACTTAGATGGCGTTGTGCTGGATGAATACGGTGATATGCGCCCTAGCGTATGGGGTGAAGTCATCCGCCCATTGCTGACAGACCGCAAGGGTTGGGCTGTGTTTATCGGCACACCGAAAGGCCGTAATCACTTCTACGACATCTGGCAATCTGCCGACGACACATGGTTCAAGCTAAAGCTGAAGGCGAGTGAGTCAGGACTGCTTGACCCTGCTGAGCTGGAAGATGCCAAGCAGACGATGACGCAAGACCAATTCCAGCAAGAGTTTGAGTGCAGCTTTGAGGCTGCTGTGTTGGGCGCAATCTTCGCTAATGAGCTTCAGGTGGCGCGTAACGAGAAGCGCATCGCCAATGTGCCTTATGAGCCGTTAATCCCTGTTCACACGGCATGGGACTTAGGCGTAGCTGACGCAACAAGTATTTGGTTCTGGCAACAGGTTGGCCGTGAAGTTCGCGTTATTGATTACTACGAGGCGACTGGCGAAGGCTTGCCGCACTTTGTGAAGATGCTTCAGGCTAAACCGTACATTTACGGCCAGCACTTTGCGCCACATGACATTGCTGTGCGCGAGTTTGCTACCGGAATGGCGCGCATTGATGTTGCTCGCGATCTTGGTATTAACTTTATGACCGTTCCTCGCCAATCGCTTGAGGATGGTGTTCACGGCGCTAGGTTATTCATGGCTCGATGCTGGTTCGATGAGAACAAGTGTCGAGAAGGTCTTGATGGCTTGGCTAACTACCGACGCGAGTACGACGAAAAGCGTGGGGTATTCCGCACTGCGCCAGTGCACGATTGGGCAAGCCATGCCGCCGACTCGTTTAGATATATGTCTTTGTGTACTATTCAGCAAAAGAGTGAGCCAATACGCCGCAAGCTCTCTATGGTATGATTGGCGAATCAATTAAGGGATAGGTCATGGCTATCACTACACTTCCTCGCACTGGATTAGAGCAATTCCAAGGATTACTAGGGCAGGCTAGAGGCTTGCTTGGCGATAAGATTGCGATGATTCCTGGTCTTGGCGCTGCCGATGCGCTCAATCGTATTCAGCAAGGCGTGCGCTCTGGCGACTACAAAAGCGCAGTTAGCGCGGCATCTGATGTTATTCCTGTTGGGCGCGTTGCTACTGGATTGATCGGTGCTGCTACCAAGGGAAAAGCAAGTGGATTGCTTGGTGATGTGATGAACGTTGCGCGACCTAAGACCGACGAGGCGACAGGACTTCCACTAAATCCTGACGGAACTGTAACTGTTTACCATCACACAACAGCAGCAAACGCAGCCAAGATAGCAAAAGACAAGCTATTAAGGTCTGCTGGCGAGCCTGATGTCTATTTTACAAGTCGAAAAGAAACTGACACGGGCTATGGCGACACTGCCGTACCAATCAAGATTAACCCATCAAAACTTCAGGTTGACGACGAGTTTCCGGATGGCCGCATAGACTTTCGAGTGAATGTAGGAAGTAAGCGCCAACTACCAATAACACTAGGCATCCAAGGCGGCACTGCCAACGCTACCGACACCACAGCACTGAATCGCTACGAAACCGAGTTCGACCGCAAGATGGCATTAGCGCAGCAGCGCGCTGCATTGCCGGTAGAGCAGGGTGGGCTAGGTCTAGCGCCGGATAACACGCCGATGCAGAGAGCGCAGGCTTTAGGCAATGTTGTTCCGATGTATCATGGCACAGGCCAAGACATTATGGAGTTTGACCCAAATGCAGGCCAAGGCGCACGATCCGGAACAGGCACAAACCTAACCAATGAGCAGGGCATAGCTAATACATACGCGGGTCGTAATGGTGGGAATGTAATGCCGTTGCTTGTAAATCCTAAGGGATTTGCAGAAGTTGATTTTGAGGGCGCTAATTGGAATAGAGCACCAGAAGATGGTGTTATCAGGGGTGCGCGCTACGACGAAGCACTATCTGATTATTCGGGCGGCGATTATTTATCAACCAATGATATTGGCCGTATTGTTCGTGATATGGGTGAACGTGGTGTTATATTTAATAACATTCAAGATCGCGGCGGATATGTAAATGGAGCAAGGGATGTGCCACAAACCGCCGACAACATGATGGTTTTCGATCCTTCGCGGATTCGCTCACGCTTTGCCGCCTTTGACCCATTCCGCCGCAAGGAAGCTGACCTATTAGCGTTTAATGGTACAATTGGCAGTAGCGGCCTCCTTAACATCAATCCATTGCTTGGCCTATTGGGTAATCAAGAATGAAGATCACCGAAGATTTTGAGTACACACTAGGCGCAATGCTGAACGATGCAGTCAGCTACATTGATGAGGAGATCAGCCCATCACGCGCTAGCGCAATGCGTTATTACCGTGGCGACCTGTTCGGAGATGAGCAGGATGGCCGCAGCAAGGTCGTATCACGCGACGTTCACGATGTTATCCAATCGGTATTGCCAAGCATTAAGCGCACATTCTTCGGCGGCGAGAAGATGGTTGAGTTTATGCCGCGTATGCCAAACGATACGCCAGCGGCTGAGCAGGCTACTGATTATGTGAACTGGATTCTCGAAGATTCAGACTGGTACAACGAGTTCAACAGTATTGCAGTAGATGCACTGCTGCACGGTGATGGCTTTGGTAAGGCCGTGTACTCCGAGGAAGAAGAAGTTAGCATTAAGCAATTCACCGGACTTGGCGAAGAAGAGCTGATGCTCCTTGCGTCTGAGGATGGTGAATTACAGGTTGGCCAGCGCGAAGATGGCACATACGACGCTATCTTGAAGAAGAAAGAGCGTGAGCAAGAGTTCTGCGTTAAGGCTATTCCGCCCGAGCAATTCCTGATTGACCGTCGCGCTACCTGCTTTGAAGATGCTGAGATCGTCGCTCATCGTTGCCATTTGACTGTTAACGAACTGGTTGAAATGGGTTACGACCGTCACGAAATGCGCGAATACACAGGCGACAACGAGCTAACGACTAACGCCGAGCTAATCGAGCGCCAGCCATACAACACGATCACCAACGGCGAATCCGTAAACGAGGACATGCGCCGAGTCCTGTATGTCGAGGCTTACACCAAGTACGACATGGACGGCGATGGCATTGCTGAGATGGTTAAGGTCTGTACCGCAGGCCCAGGCTACAAGATTCTCAAGATTGAGCCAGTAGACGATTGCCCGTTCTTTAAGCTGAGTATGTCGCCTAACCCGCACGCATTCTTTAGTGAAGGCATGTTTGACCGCCTGAGCGACATTCAGCGAATCAACTCGCAGGTTATGCGACTGACGCTGGATTCCTTGGCGCAGACGATCTTCCCGCGCATGGGTGTTGTTGAGGGTGATGGCAACATCGAAGATGTGCTGAACAACGAGGTCGGCGCAATCATTCGTATGCGCACCCCGAATGGCGTTATTCCAATGGCGCAGCAGTTCACCGGCTCAAGCGCATTCCCTGTGCTGGACTACATGCGCCAGGTCAAAGAGCAGCGTACAGGCATTAGCGGAGCGTCTATGGGCGTTAATGCTGACATGCTGACTAACGCAACCCGTGAGGCCGTAAACGCTACCATTCAGGCCGGACAAGGCCAGATCGAAATGATTTGCCGCAACTTCGCCTCTGGCTTAAAGCGCATGTACGGCATTCTGCTTGAGCTGATTACGACGCATCAGGACAAAGCCAAGATCATTCGCCTGCGCGACCAATTCATTCCTATTGACCCTACAAGTTGGGGTGAGATGGATGTGGTTGTAAATGCGTCCATTAGCTCAAGCACAATTCAAGAGCGCATGGCGATGCTGCAATACCAATTTGAGAAGCAGTCTGAAGCCTATTCAGCACTTGGCCCTAATAACGGAATCGTAACGCTTGGGCAGATTCGCAACACAATGGCGAAGATCGCTGAGTTGTCTGGATTCAAGGATTCGTCGCAATTCTGGCTGCCAGTGCCTAATGACTACGAAATGGAACAGCAAGACCCAGCCGAAGACCCCAACGCCAAGGCTACTGAGATGCTTGCACAGGTTGAGGCTTATAAGGCTGACACGATGGCGCAATCGCAGCAGATGAAGGCTGAGATGGACTTGCAGGCTAAGCGCGAGAAGCTCGAAAGCGACCAGATGCAAGCCATGATGAAACTGGAAATGGAGCGCCAGAAACTTGAGCTGGATCGCGCCAAGCTGGAACTGGAATACCAGGTTCAGACGACTAAAGCAGAGCAGCAGCGTGCTAAGGATGCGCTAGAGGCGATCAAGGCCATTATGACGCAGCGCGAGACGGGCGATCAGGTTATTCAGCAAGACAACCAGATGGGTTCAGCTATTGCAATGCTAGGCCAGTTGATTGGCGGTGTTGCTGCTGGTCAGCAAGAGATTGCTGCTGGCGTGACTGCTCCTAAACAGGTAGTGCGCGATGAGTCGGGCCGTATCGTTGGCGTTCAAACGATCACAGGGGCTGAATAATGGCCGTTACTCCAGATAAGGTACAGATTGGCACGAGCCATGACTTCCTTGATGGCGTTGCTGTTGATACATCGGCTGGCACTGGCCTGTTTCGTGAAACCGTCGTGCTGGCTGACCCAGAGTCTGGCGGCGGGCTAGTTAATGTCCGTGCGCTTGGAACTCAGCTAACTACTGCTGACAAGGGCATAGTCGGCAATGTCACCATTCACGGATGGACTACGGCAGGCGGTGGCTCATTCGTAGACATCAAGGCTACTCCGTCTGGGGCATTGGCTGTTGACGCAAGTGGGTCTGTTGTCGGCCTAGATGCTACTGCACTTGCCGCACTTGAGAACATCAATGTCACGGTGGTAAACACCGATATTGAGATCAAGAACGATGCTGGAAATCCAGTACCTGTGTCGGGCAGTGTTAACGTCGGAAACTTCCCAGCGACTCAGGCAGTATCAGGCACGGTTACAGCCAACCTTGGCACACTAAATGGCGCGGCTACGGCAGCAAATCAGACGACAGGAAATGCCAGCTTAACCAGTATCGACGGAAAGCTGCCCGATATTTCTGGTGCATGGTCGTACGATTCGGGTGTTAGCGGCACATTAACTGTTTCTGCTGGCCGCCGTATACTTCAAATCAGCGCAACCGCTGGCGACACCGCAGCTACTATGACGATCAATGGCGGCTCAACGATTAGCATTCCGGCTGGCCGTTCTCTCACGATTGAGCCAAAAGGCAATCTGACTGCCCCGACTATCGTATTCACCGGAACAACAGCTTACTTTGTTGAGGAAGTGAACTAATGGCTGGTTATAGCGACCAAATCAACAAAAAAGCCGAGGAACTGAGTTTTCCGTCTCTAGTTCCGTCGGGCAAGACTTACCAGCAGCAAGAACCCGTGACGATGCAAGGCGGCATTTCTATCGTCAATGGCGTAGCTGTGCTGAATGGGATTGTTAGGGAGTTTAACAATGTTTGACTTGCTGAAGCGCGACCCAGCAACAGTTGGTATTGAGGCGCTTGGCGTTCAGTACATTCGTTTCTTTGCCGACACAAATGGAATGCCTAAGCTGAAAGACTCGGCGGGCAACCTTGTTGATTTCCGTGGGCCTCAAGGCTTGACTGGCGATACTGGAGCGCAGGGCGCGCAAGGCATCCAAGGGGATCGAGGCTGGTCTCCGGTGCTGGCTAACCAGGCTGACGGCGAGCGGCGAGTGCTTCGCCTTATTGATTGGACGGGTGGAACAGGCACAAAGCCTGCTGTGCCGACAGATAACTACATTGGCTCGACTGGTTTCACGAACCTTGCGGGCGCGACTGACATTCGCGGAGCTACTGGTGCGACAGGTGCTACGGGCGCAACGGGTGCAACGGGGCCAGCGGCTAACGCATTTACGAACATCGCGGTAACAGGTCAGAACACGGTCGTCGCCGAACAAGCGAACGACACGCTG